TATACTGAGATTTTATATAAATTCATATTCTACAATAGATTTCACATCTCTTTTAAATATTGTAAAAAGGAATGCCCGGATTTTATTCAACGTAACGTCTTTATTAAAATCAATATCCATAATTTTCATTGACAATTTATGATTTATGTTATAGTAAATCTGGTCGGTTTTAATACGTAGGTCATTCGCATCTTTCCATTCTTTTAGTTCGTGCATCACTTTTTTATGGACACGATTCATAAACTGTATTAATTCACGACGATTCATTTCTCTCCATGTTTCCTTCTCCTCAATTATATCATAAAGATATATCTTTTCATTAAAACAAAACATCGGCAATACATTGTCTTTTTCTCTCTTTAATGTGTCTGTTAAAAGCATCTCTATTATATCTATTATTTTGTTCTCTTGCAAACAATCCACGTGAAACGATGATGCAATTATATTGTTTGTAACAAATGTATCAAATAAATATATTGGAGAGACATGCTGCGGCAACCAATCTAATATGTTAATCCGGATTTTTGTTTTAAAGATGAATTTCTTTATTTCAGTGAGTTCTTCTTGCATTTTTTTATTTTGCATAATTACTTCTGACAAGATTAAATTCACCTGCTTTAAAGTGAACATGTTCTCTTCTGGCGGTTGAAGATGTGACTGAAGGAGCGGCGGGTCTTTTATGGAAACGCGTTTGACACATTCCACAAATAGAACCTTGCACGGTATTTGGTGCTTGTCCAATGCGTGTTGCAGTTTATATCCTTTTCCGCAATAATCACAGATTTTGTCCATGGTTTATGTTTATTTATGCATTTAAATAAAAATATAAATCATTTTTTTTTCAATTCTTTAATATATATGGATGATTTTGAGAATGATAAATATATGTGGGATTATGGCGACAATTGGTGGTGTGATGCATCCAGCAATAGCGATGTTGATGACTACGACGACCACGAGAGTTGTTCCAGTTGCAATGGAACTGTATATGGGTGCGTTGATTGCAAAAATCCTGATTGTAGCAATTGTGTAAAATACGGGATTTGTAAAAAATGTGTCAATTGTCATGGCTGCTCATATCGTCGATGTGACACGAATTTGACCTCTAATACCCCTGCAGTAAAGATGCAGTTGCAAAAAATCATACAAAATGTCGTTCGCGTGCCTGCTTCTTTATATACTATGAATTTAGGTGCAATCACGGCATATCGCAATCCACATGTGAATTGGAATAGAATGAGTGACCGCGGGAAGGCGAGTGTGCAAAAGACCTATGTTCCTGGCGGTGGCGGGCTTCTCGGCGGCAATAGCACGCGCAGCGCGATTACTCGCTGTCGCCCTGGCGCATTATCGCCCGGAGGTATTGGATGTGATATTAAACACAATTCGTATGCGCGTCATTTGAACCGATTGAAAGGACGCGGACCTTTGAGAACCGGGGTTCCTGTGGTTCCTGGAGTCGGAAAACAGCCAATGACTGGGGCAAAGGTGGTGAATTATGGGATTGTTGCTGGGTGTAATTGTGTGCCGCAGTAATTATTTTATTTTATTGACTAGTATTATATATGCCTATTCAAATCAAAATGAATACGAATTTAAGCAATCGGGTTCGCACGGCGACGGCGCCGACTCCTACTTCAAAGTCTTTGTCTTCTTTAGGCTCATCATCATCATCATCAGTTGGGCGATTCCAGAATTCAATGATTGGAATAGTTCATTTGTCAAAACCAGGTTGCAGTTCTTGCGGTCATTGATATTATTTATTTGTTTGAATAATATAAATGAATTTCGCACAACAGCCGTCATATTCTACTTCTATTTTGAGTCGGTCTAATTATTACAAGAGCATGTTTAATACTAGTTCCTTGATTCATGCCGCCCCGACGAATTTATGTTATACATATAGCAAAAATTATATATACAAACCGCACACTGCATACGGAATTGTGGGAACCACTGCTGCTGGTTATTTGGCGTCACGCAGGCGACTTTAGGGAGTTTAGGAATACGATTTATTAATTGATTTGATGCGAGTTATTGATTTTGGTTTTGGTTTTGGTTTTGATTTGATGCGAGTTGTTGTGGTGACTTGTGTGAACGGTTTAGGGGCGATTCTTTGATGAATTGTCCCCAGTTTGCTTGAAGAATCACGATAAACCCATACAAATACAATAATAGTTTTGTTTCGGTATCTATTAACGGTGTTTTTTTGCGAGGATTAAATAAAAGGATTAATATTAGCGACAAACATGCCTTGAAAATAAATTCGCTTCTCTCTTTCCAAAAAACGAGGGTTTGAGTGTTTGCATTCTTATTTTTATGTTCTAAATATTTTATTGAAATCGCACTTCCAATAAATATGATTTTTATGAAAAAGGTGAAATAAATTAAACAATCAAACGCTTTCATAATATATTATATTATTATAATGAGCGAGTCAAAGAGAGGCTCAAAGAGAGGCCCGGAAATACAAGCAGAAAACTTGCAAACTGCAGAAAAACAAGCAGCAGAAGCAGCAGCAGAAGCAGCAGAAGCAGCAGCAGCAGAAGCAGCAGTAGCAGAAGCAGCAGCAGAAGCAGTAGAAGCAGAAGCAGAAGCAGCAGCAAAACGAGGAGAAGTAGCAGCAGTTCAAAGAGCTTTATATTTACGTATAAAAGCAAAAAGAAATGAATTATATGAATTATATAATTTACATGAATTGCGTCTCAAGTCTATTCTCGAGTATATAGGTCCTCATGGTATTTTTTTAGAAAAAGTTAAGCAAGATGTTACTGAATTAAATAATTGGGTCAACGAAAATATAATACTTATGAAAAATACTATTATTCCATCGGTGAACCTGTCGGTGAAACAAAAGTTGGACGAAGCTCCTGCAATAGACCAGTATAATATACGACAAAACATGGTACGAAAGTTGAGTGAAGCAACAGAACCTATTAATAGAGAAAAAGAAGGGTTCATACGATTGAGTATCAAAATGTTAATGGAACCAGTTGTGGACGACCCGATTCTAGACGATATTGTCTTAACTGCAGGGGAAGAACAATATATAAGATATAGTATAAGAGAGAAAGTAAGTGCTTCACCTGTGCTTCAAATTTTAGGTTATTTTAATAAATTCTCTAAAATGTTAGAAGACTTGATAACATATAAGACATATGCAACACCTCAAGTAGAATCTCAAGTAGTAGAACCACAAGTAGAACCATCAATCCAATTGTCTGACCCTCCTCCAAGTGATATTAGTGATATTAGTAATACCGATATTATGGTATTATATTGTTATTTACATGGGGGAAAAGCAATTCTTAACAAAACTTATTCAAATTTTATAGTTATGAAAGACGATATGGAAGTTTTTCTAATTACTAATGCAATTAGAGGTGAAGTTACGTTGGCAGTTAGGTCAACTAGATATCTTTCGTATTATGAAATGGCTGGATTGGGGGAGGGGATAAATGGGGAGAGGATAAATAGAGGGTATCAGAACTATCGTAGATATGGCAGTTTTAATGATTTTCATAAAAATGTCAACGAGGATAAACAGACTATTACATATAAAAAGCCTTATACATATAAATATGTTATTCCATCACCACCTTATCCACACAGACATTCGGATACAGACCTCTTATTTGTATATTATATAATTAGCACATTTCGTTCCATTATACATAAAATATTTCCTATACAAGATCCAAGCCCGCTACCAGCTATACTTAATGCACGTGTGGATGAGTATATAAGCAAAAATTTATATGTAAAAGATAAACCCAGTATGATACAATTCTTAACTGCCGTTCGTTCAAGAGGACATGAGTCGTCAAGACTAACAGCTGTTAATACAAACCGTCGTTATTGGTTAGGTCCAGATCGCCCAATAGTACCGACTGACCTTACTCAGCCAGAATATAATTATGGTGCATTTCCTGTCATTATAAAAAATATACTAAATGTTAAACCGGGTAATGTTAAAAATGTTAAAAATGTTAAAACTATAAATAATGATGAAACATATAATCAAAAACCCTCATTTAGTCTAAGAAACAAAGGGTTTCAAACAGATTATCCATATAATGATAAAAGTTTTAGGTCGAATTATAAATTAATTCTTGGCAAAATTGCAAACCGTAGACAAATAGCAGAACACATACAAGTTGTTAAAGGATGTTATTTTCCAGCGACACCTTTTTTTGAATATAATGCAAGGGGACGTATAGGGGCACCTATAAATGGAATACCAGGAATGCTAAATCCAGATGACCTTCCCAAAATATCATTTGATATAAGAAACCCTAATAATGTATATAATACTGCAATTATGATTCTGATGTTAAATGATTATTTAGAACATGAACAAATTACAAATGCAGATTTAGGGTTTACTTTTCCTAATGGAGGCAATTTTTATTCTCCCAGAGATATATGTGTTGTGTATGATATTAAATTTACTATACCTCAAAAAATAAATGGTTTTACGAATGCCGTGTTTGAACAACGCCATGTTGTTATTAGAGCAGGAGAAACTTTTCTTGCAAATCCTCATGTAGTGGAATATTTTATTAAAATATATGACTGCCTAATTATACTTAGACCTATTTATTATAAAGAAAAATGTATTAATGATGATGGAGGCAAACATTATGATGTTGGTGGTAAATATAGAGATGCACCTCATCCTACAAATCCGCAGGAAATCCCTTTAATACAAGAAGGGTCAGATAATTATGTATATAAAGTCTATTTGCAAGATGCAACATTATTGCAAATAATTAGATTTTGCGAACATGCAGGCATAACTAAATTTATCATGGATGATAATTCATGTGATACTTTAAGCGTGGAAGATGATAACAAGATTACTCAGATGGAAACGGAAATCTTAACTAGAACAATTACAGGTCAAGGAGGAACTCAACATGAATTGGAGATATACAATGCATTATTATTAGGTATAGAAACAATTCCAGAGAGTGCCGTATCAACTCCAAGAACGGCAAGTCCACCAAGCAGTCCACGTAGTCCTGGTGGCGGTGCATCTAGACATCGTTTCATACATCATACTCTTTCTACCGGCAAAAATATTATTATGAATGCAAATAAGATTATGAATATGAATGTCGGGAAAAATATGCTTGTGAAAAGTGTTGGAAAAACAAACATCATCAACAAGTCGCATCGTCGTAATAGTTATCGTTATAGTAATCACAATACTAGTGTTAAAGCGGCTAGTTATACTTCTAAACTGGCGAAACGCACACGTCGTCAACCTCGCAGAAAAACCCGAAAAGTATGAGTTTTTGAGTTTTCATTTTTTTTCGTCAACTCTGAAAAAAATGAAATGCTTTTACTTGTCTGAAGAATCTGCAGAAATAAACAAACAAACTAATTAATTAAGAAAATGCTTAGAACACACTCTCAAATTGCAAGGGATGAAAGGTATAGAAATTCTCGTTCTTTTATTGCTAAAAAATATTCAAATGGATATGAAGAGATGATTTGCAGTCCTTCTCCATTGATTCTCTCTTTTAGGGATGGTGATGGTTTTATTGAAGAAGAAGAAGAAAAAGAAGAAGAAGCAACGATGGTGATGGCAACGGCAACGGCACAACAACAACAACAAGACCAAGACCCATGGGATTCAATTATTTCAGTTTCACCTCTGGCTAGAAATGCCTTGTGCAGTGAACCGATTGGCACGAAAAAAGTGGGCTTGAGAAGAATTCGCAATCCACCGATTGGCACGAAAAAAGTGGGATTGCTGGGATATCTTGAGGCACAGAGGAAGAAGCGTTCTTTTGGAAAAGATTATTACACTGCCGCGTCTGAAGAAGAAACCTATTCTGGAATTACCAAAAGTTGGAATGAATGGAAAAACTATGGAAGTGCTTATTGTTGGGGTCCGGACGACGGTGAACCACATTTGTTGTGGACGGTTGTTCGTGCATGGTCATCTTTTCCACAAGACTATCGGTCAAGAATTGTTGGCTTACCGATGGTTGGCTTACCGGCTTATAATATTGTGGAATTCTTGGACCAAAGCATTGACCTGTTAAAGGTGTTTCTTCGGTTCATCAACTACAACTTTCACTGGACTACTGGTGATGGATATTTTAATGAAAAACACGACATGCTACACGCGAGCATGCTCGCATTTTGCCAGGAAGTTGACGAACATTATGAAATGCTACTCGGATGCGCATTGGCGGAACAGATGGACCAAATCGGGAGCGGGAGACGAAGACGGGGCTTTTTCAAGAATTTGAAGATTATAATGGTGGAGGTTTCTCTCTTTAGACAGAAATACGCGAAATATGCAAGAGTAAGAACTCTGGTGTTGTCACACGTGTTGAAGATTGATGAAAATGTTAGTTCTACTATTTTGGCATATCTTTATTAGGCGGTTGGTTGGTTGTGTAGATGATAGATTTTCAGTAAAATTAAAATAATAACACTTTTTTTGTTGAAAGAAGAGAAGAGAGAGAGAGGAAAGAAGAGAGAGAGAAAGATATTCAAAAAAATTGAAATGCTTTATATCAAAGAATTAGAAACTTAAACAATGCAAACACGCTCTGGCAAAATCTATTCAATTCAAGGCAAGTATCATGTCGCAACAGGTGATTTGTTGGACGCAAAAATATCAAAGACGTTGCTGGAGATTCAACATCTTCGCTCTGCAATGGAGAAAATTCCGAAAATATTAAAATTATATAGAATTGTCAATGATAATTTTGAAGACAAGATGGCTCTTTGGAATGGCGGCAAACAATATTATTATTGCGGATTGAATCGCATACTCTTTGATAAATCTATTGAATTTGAAAGAAAAATACAGGAACTCATTGCAAAGAAGAAGGATACCAAGAAACAAGTATGGAGTAATGCGATTAACCAACTCCATTTATATCAGACCAACTACGCGAAACATCAACAGGACGTGCTGGAGCAAATACAAGACTGGATTGGTGGCTGCGGCGACAGCCGCGAGAGCGGCGACGGAACATTTGAGACATTACCACAAGTCGTTCCACCTGTCGTTACACTTGGAGTCGTTCCACCTGTCGTTCCACCTGTCGTTCCACCTGTCGTTCCACCTGTCGTTCCACTTGGGGTCGTTCCACTTGGACAAAGACTCGATTTAAACATTGCCTCCAACATCTTCTCATATTTATATTAGTTTAGTTCAAGGGTTTAAGGGTTTAACATTTAATTAATAATTCTTTTTTGTTTCTTGCGTTTTGTTTCTTGCGTTTTATTTCTTGCGTTTTTATTCTTATTTATAAAAAAATTGAAATGCTTTTTCTCTCTTACCCATGGACACAAATAAAACATCAAATACCATTTAAAATGTCGCAACAACAACAACAACTTCGCGGACAACGACCCAATTCATGGAGCGGGATGATGACCCGTTTGGAATATACCAAGAGATGCAATATTTTGGCTTTAACGAAACAACGAATGAAAAAACTATCTTCTTTACAAGGACAAGGACAAGGACAAGGGAAAAAATGCAGCGAATTTCGGCGACAGCAAGGAAAACTCTTTCACTCTGATTTGGTCAACAATTTCAATAAATATACAATTATTCCTTATAAAATAAAATTTTCAGAAGAAATCGCACTCATTGAACAGATGGGAATAACTTACCCTTTTAAACAGGCTAGGTTGAATGCGCTTATCTTGCAATACAATGATGAATATTGCATGGACAAGAGCACACAAGCAGAATACATGATTCTCTTGCTCAATTTCTATATAAAAAATGACAATCCATTATTCAAATGTCACGGCATGAAGTATTTCCTTCCAGACCTCAAATGGAATTATAATCTGGTGATTCAAACATTGACCTATTTGAAAGAAGTGGATATCATTCTTACAGCGGCAACTGCAGAGGACTGGGAAATAGACACGTTGACGAATTCATATGTCAACTATACTACGTTGAACCACTTGGAGATTATTGCAGGAATACTCGAATGCACCTTATTTATAGAGGCTGCTTCGAAACATATGGCTCATCATCGAGAGAAAATGGTTGCAGTGTTGCCGCGGCTCTTGGGACATTCGGTGGATTGCAATGTGGCGACGATTATTTATGACTTTTGTTTGTAGGGTTTGCTGGGGATTTAGATTATAGATTTGTTGGGGGTGGATTAATTAAACAACTTTTTTCTTGTCATGCCTATATTTATTACACCTTTTTACATTTCAAACGCCGTTTATGTATAACAAAATAATTTAAAAATAAAATATGATATCAGTAATGAAGCAAAAATATTATATTGGTGAATTAGAATTTAAAACCAAAAAAGAGTGTGAAAATTACACAAGAAATATAATTAATAATTTAGGTTGTTGTATAATAAATAAATACCATACACATTTTAGTTTTTTTGATAATTTAATTCATAATCATCCGGAATACGATGATAAAAAAGGTATTGGTATAGATTATTTTTATATTCAACCTAATCCTTTAGTTAGAAAATATTATCAAACAATGATAAAAAGATTAGATGGAAGTGAAATAGACTTTAGTTGGGTGTATTGTTGTCAATTTAAAGAACGAACTACGAGTGATGATTTGTTAAGGGCAATGAGGGAAGCAATTAAATATGATATAATTAAATATAAACAAAATCAAGGTAAATTAAGTTGTAATTTTTGTAAAACCGAAAATGAACTTTACGAAAATTACCACGTAGACCACCACAACCCATCATTTCAAACATTAAAGGATAATTTTTTACAATTAACAAAAAAACAAAAACCATTATCATTTGGAGATTGTAAAATATATAAATTAACTATTTTTAAAGACGAAGACGAAGATTTTAAAAATGATTGGGTTGATTATCATAATAAAAATTGTAATTTTCAAATATTGTGTAGAGATTGTAATTTAAGAAAAAAGAAAACTTAATCGGCGTTTGAAATGTAAAAAGGTGTAAAAAAAATGATTTGCTTTCTCTTTTGGTTGTAATCATTATTCAAACAACTAAACCATCTTACATGGAACAACAACAACTATATCAAGGATATCAAGGAATTCATTTACACAAAGAACGTGTTGGACTTGAGAGAAAATTCAAGAATATATTGACTGAACTGGCAGATGCCAGACGACAACAAATACAATACGAGAGAGTTGGATTTGATACTATTGCAGATTATTTAATAAGAATAAATGAATTAAGTGAAATGAAGAAAAAATACAGAATGATTCCATTTAAGATAAAATATGCCAAAGAAATAGCAGATATTGGAATCAGAAATATTCAATATTCAAATGTTTTCATATACATCAGACAACGAATCATGAATAATCTTACGTCCATTTATAATGATGAAATTACCATGTATAAGACTTCACAAAGAAAATGCCAACTTCTTCAAATAAGAATACACAATCGCAATTATGATAAAATTTTCAAACACAATGGGTTATTTTATAACCTTTATATTCAAGAAAAAAACAATACGACCTACATTAAAGATACTTATTTGATAGTCTTGGATACATTAAGAGTGTTGAAAGAACTTGAAATTATATATCGCAGTGCAAATGAGGTTGAGGATGTTAATAATGATGATAATGCGGATGACGCTGATGACCCGCGAAGATTTATTACTATATCTGAAAGAGGTGTAAAGTCGGGAATACAAGAATGCGAATTATTTATAGCAAATATGTTTACACATCTTGCATATCATCGGAAGAAAATGGTTGCATTGTTGCCGCGGTTGTTGGGACACTGCGTAGATTCCAATATTGCGACCATTATTTATGACTTTTGCGTGTAGTGTGTGTGTGTGTGCGTATGTGTGTGCGCGTGCAGTTTTATATTAAAAAAAATGAATTGCTTTCTCTCTCTTGCTTTCTCTTCACTTAAACAATCAATTACCAATGGAACAACCACAACAACTCAATCAATCAGAGAATAAAGAGAATAAAGAGAATAAAAAGATACGATTGACCAAATCTGGAAAATCATATGTTTATCAAGGCAAGTATTACAAGTTGGGCAACAGTAATAAATGTGAAAATATGGAGGTCTTTGTGAAAAAAATTTTGAGTTTTTGCTCTAAACAGGAATCACTTAAATTAAATACAACCACATTTAGAAATATACCTTGGTACAATGAACGGATTGTCTCTTCACGAATTAGGACTATAAAACACTATATACAAGTATTTGTCGTTTTTAACCAAAACTATGAACTCTTGCTGAATGTTGTTAATATGCATTATTCTTTAACAAGCATGAAACAAAAAGGTAAGCAAAAAGGTAATAAGTATTCACCTCTTATACCTACATTCTTAAACAAAGCAGAAGATGCTTTGACCTATTTCACGAATCGCATAGAGAATGACCATGAAATAAGTGGTTCTTTACATGAAAAAATCCGCAATAAAGGAATTCGTGAAACCAAATTGTTTATAGAAATCATCACTGGGCGTTTGGCATACAATCGAGAGAAAATGGTCTTGTTATCGCGAATATTGTTTACACGTCGCGTTGATTCCAATGTAGCGAGTATTATTTATCAGTATTACGATTAAACCGGCGAACGCATAATGTTTCGGAGATGTTAGTCTTGGGTTTTGGTCGTAGATTAGGGGTTATTGTAATTTAATTAAACGACTTTTTTCTTGATTCTTATTCTTTTGTTTGTGTGTGTGTGTATGGTTATATTAAAAAATGATTTGTTTTTCTCTCTTGTTTATACCATCAAATACTATCCATGGCTCAATCGCAAGAACAATTGCAAGAACAAGAACAAAATCAAGATCAAGAACAATTGATATACTTGTCTACATCTGGGACCTCATATTTCTATCAAGGCAAACGCTACAGAATGCATCACAAAAAGTATAGACTTGAAACCAATGAAGCATTCAACGAAAAATGTAGCGAGTTTAATGCGTCTCTACTAAAAATTCAAACTGAATTAAATACGATTCATGCTAACGCACAAGACACACCATGGCGGTTGTTTGACGAGGTTATTGGTTTAAACCGTGCATTCATGAGAGAGAGGATTATGAGAATATTTGTATTTAACCGAAACTTTCATCTCATATTCAAATGCAATGGAATGCGGTATTCTTTAAATGGTATTCATTATTCAATCTTGACAGAAGTGAAAAACGTATTAATGACACTTATTACTAGTAAAAAAAAATATGGATTGAAGAATAAAGGAATCCGTGAAGCCAACGTATTTATAGAGATTATGAGACAACACATGGAGTTTAACCGAGAAAAAATGGTTGCGGCGCTGCCGCGCTTGTTGGGTCATGGTGTGGATTCCAATATCGCGACCATTATTTATGACTATTGCTTTTAAAAGGAGCTTCGCCGGTTTAATGTTTATTGGATTCTTTCATTCGTCGTATGAGTGGGGGATTGATTGATTGATTATTAAAAAAAATGAAATGCTTTTTTTCTCTTGTTATATCATCATTCAAACCATCAAATTACCATCCATGGAACAAATTGGTCAACAACAACTTGGGCAACAAGCGATACTATTGTCTGTGTCTGAAGACGGACAATCATATTTCTATCAAGGCAACGAATACATGTTTATTGAGCGACAAAAATGTGAAAATATAGGTATGTTTAAAAAAAGAGTCACGACATTTATCTCTAAACACAAAGCACTTAAATTAACTACGGCGTTTCTTAGAAGAAACGGTGGAACCCATAAAGAGATTATTACTTCACGATTTGCGACTATAAAACACTTTATACAATTCATTGTCATGACTAACCAAAACTACGAACTCTTGTTGAATGTTGTTAATATGCAGCATTCTTTAACAAGAATGAAAAAAAAAGGTGGTAATTCAAGGATTATACCTGCACTATTTGACCAAATACAAGATTGTTTGTCATATCTCATGAATGAAATAGACAGCGACACTGAATTAGGGACTTGTTTAGATGAACGAATCCGCAATAGAGGCATTCGTGAAGCCAGGTTATTTATAGAAATTATTCGTAAGCGTTTGGCATACAATCGAGAGAAAATGGTCTTGTTGTCGCGAATATTGTTTGCACGTCGCGTGGATTCTAATGCAGCGACAATTATTTATGGATATTGCACGTAAAAGGAGAGTTGGACTTAGCAGTTATGTTCGGGGTGGGTTTTTAGTTTAGTCTTGTAATTTTCTTTTCTTTCGTTTTTAAAATACTTAAAGAAACTATTCGTATTTAATTATCGGAAACGGTCAAATGCTCGTGTATTTTAGTTGGTTAGAATGCGGTCCTTATAAGTCCGTGACCTCAGTTCAAATCTGAGCATGAGCATTCACGCATCCATGCCGGAGTGGTCAATCGGGGAGGACTTAAGACCCTCTGTTTTTAATAACGCGCGTGTTCAAATCACGCTGGATGCAAATATAATATTAATTTTTTATTAATATTATAAAATTTGATTTGAAAACATGTAAATCATCATCTTCTTCAATACACATTACCAATTGAAAAATCCCCTTTTTATCTTCAACGGTTCTCTCTTGTTGCTGAAATTTTTATAGTGAGCATATCCTAAAAAAGAAAATAATAAATGTAGCGGCAATTCATCCAATACGAATTGCACTTTTTCAAGAGTTGGCTTTCCATCACTCGTCATTTTTTCGTCCAATTCATTCCACAAATTCAGACCTTCCTTGTTTTTTCGCTGCATTAAATCTATCTTGAATCCCACTAAATTTAACAGGTCATTGTTTATCCAGTTCAGATATTGGTCGTCTTTTTCTCCCAAAACCTCGTCGGTATATTTTTTATACAAATGCAGTATTTCATTGATTATTGCGGGTTTGTCGTGTGGTTCATCGGTATAGGCAGTGTTGTTCTTACAAATATAATGATTTAAATTTTCTGTGAAACTCGCCACCTTTTTCGCCTTTTTTGTTTTATTCTTCTTCAAATTCATATATTATATAAATATATGAATTTCTTTGGAACCGATCTGTGTAAATATAAAAACGCGTTAGGGGTTCCGGGACAAGGCATTCATTCTTACCGCATCTTTAATGTTGCTGTCGCCGATGTCATCATGACAATTGTGGGAGCATGGCTCATTTCTTTTGCATTTCCCAAGAGATTTCTAGTCATTTTAATTACACTTTTTCTACTTGGTATTGCATTACATCGCCTCTTTTGTGTGAAAACGACTGTGGGTACGGCGATTTTTGGTGCGGCTTAGTTTAGGATGTAGAAAATAAAATATCGTTTATTCTATAAACCAACCTTTCTTGATTTACCATATGAGGATTTTTAATTAAAATGTCATCTAATTCATAAAAAAATTTGTTAGTTAATTTATACATGGTGACAATATTACCTATATAAATATTATCAATTCCATTATGGCATTCATCGTTAAATAAGAAGACGTTTTTTGTAAACATTACATTACTATTGTTTTTATAAAATTGAGAATTATTTCTTCACTAAACCAATTAAAATTAGTAAGTACATCAAATCTAACATTTACAATCGGTTCAGTGTCTTCTACATTTATATTATAAAGATAATCTATTATTTTATGTTTTCCATACCAATAATTTTTCCAACCGATAAGTGGCATTGGACCATTATTGATTTTACCAGATAAATTGCCGATTAAGTTTATTTTAGAATCGTCGTCAATAATAATGGTTTTTATTAAATGCTTTAAATCATCAAAATAATCATAAATAATCATATCATTTACACATTGTTCATTCCTAGGTATGTTTCTCCAACTAATATTATTCGCAAATATACTCCAAGTGTGTATAAATATTTTTAAATCGGGATGTAGAACATGTATTTCTTTGATTAAATTATACAGGGCTTTTGTTTCAAATGAATTTCGGATATGTCCTCTAATAACAAGTATCATGATACTATTCAAGAAAAAAGAGAGATACAATACACGTATTTTTTTGGCGGATGTAGGATTTGCGATTTGCGATTTAGGAAAAAGTATTTAAAGAAATAATATTTGTATAATATGTAGAATGACCTAATTAAGAGGAAGCACAATTGCTATTCTCGAGGTTTGGTCGTTTTACCTGGAAGCAGATTGAGCAAGGGGAATGCTGCCACGCTCATAACGTGGAAATCGATTGATCGAAACAATCATCTGCTAAAATGCTTTGTTAGCTCAGAGATAGAGCACGTCACTGTTAATGCCGTGAGATTCTTAGTTCGATTCTAAGACAAAGCGTAATTTATATATTTTTTTGAAATATATAAATAAATATCTTTCTCTCGTTTTCATTTGTTTATTTAGGTCTCGTTTGTTTATTTAGGAAATAATATTTATAAAATGTGTAGATGGTTCCGGATTCTACCTACAAATGCTCGTGTAGCGTAATTGGATAACGCGTCAGACTTCTAATCTGAAGATTGTGGGTTCAAGTCCCATCTCGAGTTGTTTTGATTCATTTATATTTCGATAATATATAAATGAATGTGTATAAATTAAATCTTGTTGGCATTATTATTGGTATTGTTATCAGCGTTCTTCTTACAGTTGGGTTTAATTCACTCTCTATCTGATTAACATTTAAAACCTTAATGTCGTTCAACTGGTAAAAGAATCTAGCAGTTCATAATTTAATGCAATGTTTACATCTAGTTTGGCTTCTCCATATAAATTTTTGATTTTCAGAAAGGGTTGTCCGTCTTGATTTGTAAATGATTTCAAATATAGATTGTCTTGAAATATGAAATGATTGTCTCGGGTGTTTCTATCGTAATTGCTTTTCAGCCGTTGTATGAATTTTTTCATTTGTTTTGTGGGCGAAATGGTCACTGATATTGTCGGCGTTTGGTCTTGCATTTTAGTAAAATGATACTCTTTTGACCATGTGTTGGTGTTTGGGGTGATGTTGGAGGTATTAATAATATAATTTTGCATTGATACGTAATTATATTATTAATTCTTTATGCCTTTTGAAACTTTTTAATGCATTCCCAGATTTTCGCGGATTCGTCAAATCCAAATACTCCTCGTTTTTGGGCCAATGACAAGAATGAAATAATCAAATTAAATGCCTCGTTTTCATTGGTGATTTTAACATCTACGAGTCTTTCGGATGGCGTTGGCGTTGGCGTTGGCTGCTCTGAATTCGGATACGGTTGAGAATGGTGGGGTTGGTCCATGTGTATTAGTAAAATAAAATACTTTATATTATTTATTAAAGATATCAATTATTATTATTTAGTCAATGGATTTTATTACGGAAAACATTAATTTTGAAAAGGTTCATCACTTATTTGCAGAGAAAAAATGGGACCTAGTCTTGAATGAATACTGGCATTTATTATACACAAAGAAAGAAAGAGAAACGGAATTTATTGAGATTAAATTGGAATACGGAAAAATATGGGTGAGTCTTCCACTTTCTAACAGTGTGTATCAATATAAAACCACATTTCATGATTATTATTCCACCAATGCTTATTTAGAAAAAATGGCGTTGTTGATGTAATTCTTCAATGGGTGACGCGAAGCGAATAAGGGTTTAAATATTACAAAAACAATAGACAATACTAGAATGGAAAATTATATCAAAACAGATGACAATGAATCGTGCATCCGATGGGTCAAAAAAATGGGGGATTGTTTAGAAGTTTGCACCAAAACAACCGGGTGCAACACACATCCTAAATATAAAGACACGTCAAATTAAATAATTTGCATGCTTATAATAAACTCAATAAGCATTTTGAATAGGGATGGGCACAAGGAACGAGCACGGCACAAGGAACGAGCACGGCACAAGGAACGGGCACGGCACAAGGAACGAGCACGGCACAAGGAACGGGCACGACACAAGGAACGGGCACGGCACAAGGAACGGGCACGGCACAAGGAACGGGCACGGCACAAGGAACGAGCACGGCACAAGCGACGCGACAAGGGGACGCGAACAAGACAGTGATTGTTATTTTGTGAAAGTAAAATAACTATTTAAACCCAATAATGTATTAATTGTATTCGTAATGTCGACCTTTATTGATAAAAAAACAGTCTTGGAATTGACTGATGACGGTTCCGACGTTATTTCTCTTATGATAACAATAGATGATGAAATTATTTCAGATGCAGATAAATTGGCATATTCTTTTCCTCTAGACGAAAAGAGAGAAATGAAATTCGGCATTGTCAAAATAAATACGCATGTCTTGCCAAAGTCACACAAGACATTATTCTTTTTATTTACAGTTGATTGTTCTGGTTCCATGTCGGATTTATGCAAGGATAAAAGAACGAAAAATGCACATATTATTCACACTCTCACAAACATGTTGAGGTTTTTCTCAGAAAAAGAAAAAGAGAATATTTTTATTTATGTCCAAGTGGACGCATTTGACGACAAGATTTCGTCTATTATTAAACCTGTATTGGTTTCGCCTGCAAATGTCGCAGATTTGATTGACCTCTTGAAAAAAATATATCCGAGAAATAGCACAAACATTGAACTCGCATTGATGAATGCGTCCGCACAGATTGATGCCGCAGACTCTTTTGTCGCATTGACTTCGGCCGAGGAGGGGACCGGGGCTGCACTGCCAGATAAATATCATATTTTTATGACTGATGGCGACATTACCTCGGGCAACTCGTGTGAAAAACATTTGAAGACCTTGTTGAATCCACAGGCGACGAATATTTTTATTGGATTTGGCATTGACCATAATATAAGAGTTCTCTCTGAATTAGGTGGAGGAAATGACGCTTCTAGCAGTGTGAATAATTATTATTTCATTGATGTCTTGGAGAATTCGGGATTGGTATATGGCGAAATCATTCATAATATTTTGCAGGTTTCCTTGAAACAGGTGGACTTGTTTCTTGTCAATGGATTGGTTTATAATTGGAAAACAAATGCTTGGACAAACACAATGAATATTGGGAATCTTATTTTTGGAACCGAAAAAGTGTTTCATATTGTCTCCTTTCAGGAACCGATTGTTATTACTTCAAGTGGATTTGTAGAAGATGCATGCGTTGACGGTAGCGGTGGCTGTGGCGGTAGCAAGCCGTTTTATTGCACTCAATACAAATGTGAACCCGTGTCTGAATCTGAATCTATTACAAAATATAAATATCGTCAAAGGACTCAACAATTGTTGTTTTTAGCCCGGCATTTTGACGATTATAAAAATGTGGATGGAGAAAATGGTGTAAATCATGTAAAAAAGAAATTGGGGGATTTTTTTAATGAATTAAAGGATGTTGCTCTGGGTCTTATGGATGATGGGGATAAACCGTTTATAAAATTGTTAATGGATGATGTATACGTTACGCTTAAAATGTTTGGAACGTCGTATAATTCTCTCTATTCAAACGCTCGTCAAACATCGCAGGGGACGCAGCGTTGTTATAATGTCGGGAATGGATTGGAACTGCGTGGCGCTTCTCTTAATGCTTCTCTTAATACGGTGCTGATACCTCGTGATTGTGGAAAAAGGGTTTTGACAAGACAAATTACACAGCATATTAATGATTGTCTTGATAGTGTTGATTGTGTTGGTGTTGGTGCCGGTGTTGGTGCCGGTGCTTGGACACGCGTGCCACATACGAGTCCGACACAGACACAACAGTATGATGCTTTGGGTGACCAAGACTCCGACCAAGACAGCGTTCCGGAACTACATGATGAATATGAAATATCTCAAAATGTAGACACACCATATTCTACTCCGGCGTTGTTGGGAATTATGCGTGAAATTAGTGCACCGATTGGAAGACGACGTTTTTTTAACAATGATGATTTTTTAGATAAGAACATCTGAAACATCTCTAGACACACCACTGTCTAAATTGGTCCAAGTCCAAGTCCTTGTCTTGTGAATCTGACTCTAAAAAGGTATTTTCATATTGCCGGGCATTAAAAATACCATCGTTTCCAATATACCTACTTTTTAACAATTGCGGCATATTTGTCTTTGGATTTATTTGACAACGAATGACTGTATTTTTATTTGATATCAAACCCGAATTTACGCCATAGGCAGCGACGGTGTCTACATCGGCGTCTGGTATTTTTACTCCATGTAATAAAAATTGCCCTTGTGGCGATTGCATGTTGAGAATTTGTAAGATGGCATTTTCATTGTAAATTGTTTTTGCATTGTTTGCGGAATCTTCAGGACTTGTTCGTATATATGGATTTTGTGATACAGCATCCATATATAATTCTTCTACTTCGGGCGACCATCTCCATTTTCCGGTTTGCAATAATTCTTTGGCGGATTCTTCTGACGCTTGTTCTTGAATGAGACTTGTGTCAAATACAATTCCTGGATTGATTGTCTTTTGAAAAAGGAGAAAATCGTGGATTGTTTTGTCGGACCATGATTGAGAGAATCCTTCTCTTTCTATGTGGAAAAATAATACAAATACTAGCAAAAGTAAAAGTATTATTGTCATTGTCGTTGCATTATTCATAAATTATATAAATAATATAATATATGAATCAATATTGCGACCCTTATTACTGTGGACCTTCTTTTACTGAAACATATGTGTCTGAGGCGTCTTATGCATCTGATGATGATATGCCTGGATTAATTGATGTAGAACAAGAACAGACCGGGTTTTGCAATGATTATGATTGCGAAGATGCCCAGGCTGATGTGGAATCCGAGGTGGATGCGGATGCTGATTTAGAGAAAGAAATGCAGGCCAGATGCCAGAGAGAAATGCAGGCTGAAGATGGACGACTACATGAGCGAAACGATGAAATAAGAATCGCAATAGAACCTGAACCTGAAATGAATCGTGACACGGAGAAGGACACGGAGAAGGATATAGTTAAGACACCGACATCAACACCAGTGAAACCATTTTGTGTTATTTGTTAACTCTTCAAGGGTCAAGTGTCAATGGTTAAGGGTCAAGTGTCAAGGAATAAGGGTATCTATATTCCAGTAGAACCAAACCCGCCACTTCCTCGTTCGGTTTTTTCGCCCAACTCTTCAAACGTATCTACAATTTCCACATAGATTGGCGACAAGGAAGGTGCACAGATTTGCAGCAATCGTTGATGTTTAGTCAAATTGAATGATTCGCGTTCACTATACAATGTGTCAAACATCCCTATTAAATTACCTCTATATCCCGAATCAATAATTCCAACACAATTCGCCAAACGAAATTTAGTCTTTGACAAACTAGAACGAGGATACATGTAATAACCCGTATTTGACCATTGATTGTTTGCACGAATCATTCTTGCGGAACATTTGATTCCAAAATCTAACTTGCGTATACAGGAGTCACCAGATTTAAAATCGGATTCTTCGTATGGAGAGAAAAGGTCAAATCCTGCGTCAATATGTTCTGAACAATGCAATTTTTGATTATGTGCAAGCGCTGCATTCACATAGACCTGTTTTAATTCGGGGTCTGGATTATCCACGTATATTTTTAAATACATGAGTTGGGTATATCTATCTATAATATGCGAATGATTTGGTAAGAGTTGGTCTTGTGGTTGGATTTGTGGAGAGAGAAATTCACTCATTGTTTCTATTGTTTTTATTATTAGAATACTTTTATATTGATTTCGCAAATAGCGATATTGCAAGACATGTTTCAAAAGTTAGATGCGGTGCAATTAAGTTAAAAACTTATTTATATTATTATTATTATTTATGACTCCTTATGAAATAATAATAATATGTTCTATTGGTGGAGTTTTTTGTGGCTGTCTTGTTATTTGGGGATGTGAAAAAATATGCTGTCGGCATTCGCGTTTGATTGATTCTCTTTGTTTTGATTATTTTGGGTGTTTTGGCTGTTTTGGTTTTGGATGTTTTAATTGTCATGTGAATGATAAGAATCGCAGAGAACCCCTGTTGAATTTGTTGGAGGACGGGTTTGCCAAGGTATCGACGGCGGATGACGGGTCGTTTTCGTCTGCAACTTCGTCTGGTTCTGAAACAACATCTATTTATATGATGCATGTATAGATGCTTTGGTGGTCGTGCTTCGCACTTTTGATGGTCGTGCTTCGCACTTTTGATGGTCGTGCTTCGCACTTAACCTTGAATGCCGACATCCGAAGTTGTATACCATTCAGGTGGCGAAAGATATTGCTGTCCGCGATTGCATATTGATCCATTTGTTCCGTAAGGAAAGGGTTTTTGTGCACCGATAGGGTCTGTGCACGGGCGTTGGATTCTTGCAGTTTGTTGGCTTGCGGTAATTGGTTGCTTCAAAAATTTCGTGTATTTACCATTTTGTGCCATGTTGTTATACTTAAATTTCGCTGTAGATGTATGACACAAAGTGGGTCCTCCTTCTACGATAAAATCCACATATTTATCTTCGGCGTTTACATCTGTTACACAGAGGTTGGAGGTTGTCACATTATGAACATACATACCTTGGCTTTTGCTGTCTGATTGCGTTGTCCCTGCATAGTTCGGCTGAACCCAAAAATTTGGATATTGTCCATTGTAAATCCATTTGTATTTCTTTTGTAGCATTCCACGGGTTGATAAGACGGATGGTTTGATATATTGATATTGAGTTGACAAAACATTCACTTCATTTATATTAAAGACAGGTTGTGGTGATGGGTAGGTGCCAAAGACACCGCCGTTTCCTAAAGGAAATTTACCTCTAAAAGGTGTTCCATTTTGTGACATTTCCATGGTTTGACCAATATATCCCACGTTACGTCTCCCTCCTTGCAGTGAAAAACCTACTGGGCTTTTTGTATCTTGTAAAGAGAACATGTTTTTAAAAAATGGACCTTGCGGTAAAAAATATCCGCCTGGAGGTTTTCCTGACCTACCTGATCCGTATTGAATGACTGATTTTTTTTTAAACGCAACAATCGACATATAATAAAGAATAATATTATATTCTTATTGCTTTTCATGGTGTTATTTATGGATTGTTTATGAATTGTTTATGGATTGCGTGTTAGATAAATAGTAAATGTCTATCTTTTGGATTGGGCAGTGTTGCTTTATGCAAAAACCAATATAATTTGGTATATTTTATTTGTGTGGGTATTGTTTTTATTGTTGTTGCTTTGATTGAAAAAAAAGTATAGAGTAAATCAATGATGAATGAACCTAAACTGTAATATATTGTTTTCGCGTTTATTTTTGAAGGGAGAATTGCAATCTCTTTTATCTCTGGAGAAATATAATAATCTTTACAAAATGGCCTTGTAAATATTATTTCGTTTGATTCTGTTAAAGGCATTAAATCGTCTGATGAAATATAGAGAAATTGAGAGAAATCAATGACAATTATTTCTTGTGGATTTATGCGATAAAAAGTATGATTGTGTTTTTTTGAAAGATACTGCAATTGATTCGTTAGATTCTCAATGAGGCGTTCTATTGTTTTCATGGTGAGTGTATTTTCTTTTTTGAATTCGGAAAATCGCATTACTGACATGGCGTGAAATTTGGCTTTTGCTGAGGTTTGAATTGTTAGACCTTTTACAAATGGAAACAAGGACTGTAATAAGATTTTATTTGGACTGGATAAAGTCAATGTTGTTATGTGGGTTTCGGCATTTGTGGAGATGGATATGGACATGAGATATATTTCTATATTTCTGGTTTATTTAAACCCTTGAAGAATTAATGGCTAGCGTTCTCGGACTTACTTTTTAATTACATATAATAAAAAGAAAAAACCAAGGCCGAGCAATATCGTAGGTGCAATTGCATATTCTACTAAAGCCGGATCTAAAAACATGAAAACCAGTGCTACTATTAGACCTCCTAAAATAGCCACCCATCCGACCGAGGTTACAGTGTCTGCAATCCCTGACGCAACTCCTCGTTGACCACGTCTCTTTTGTGAGACAAAATATATAGACAAGGCAACCACTGCGACTACTGTAAAAACCAAATAACTATTCACATCCGAATTGTTTAGTTCCATATTCTATACGCGGATTATTTTTTTGGTGGGGGTGGGGGTGGGTTTGGGGTTTGGGGTTTGGGGTTTGGGGTTGGGTTTGTTGTATGTTTTTTTCATTTGTGAAAAAAAACCCAAGGCTTGGACTATGTCGTAGTTTTTTTTCATTTGTGAAAAAAAAACCCAAGGCTTGCGATATTATACACCAAGCGGAGTGCTTATAGTATTCTGTGTGTGTGTATTTATTCTTATTGTCCTACAAATCTTCTAACTACTAAATTAAATAAACTGAATTACTTTTTGGTGCGAATTTTCTGCACTGGAAGAACTACATTGTATTTTATTTCAACTACATCTACTTGTCTTGGTTTATCCACGTCGTAATTGGTCATCGGTTTCTTAAAGTTCTCGGTTTCTTCATCCGAAGATTCTTGCTCTTGCTCTTGCTCTGGTAGCATCTGCTTGCGTCTCAGACTTGGAGGCGTTGATGTCGGCGACTCTGGAATAAACTTGGGCTTGGCTTCTTCTTCAATCTGTCTTTTAATTCTCTGCAATTCTTTTTCATTGTAGTTTTCATCATCTTCGTCGTCTTCGTCGTCGGATTCGGATGCCCATGATTTCTTGCAATCTATTGGCTTTCTTGTTATTGTTCTTGGAGGTGGTGGTGTGGTTGGTCGCGGTGTTGATGGCGGTGGTGGTCTTCTTCTAACATCTCTTCCAAATGCATCTGTAAGAGGCTCTTGCTCTTGTTTTCTGTGTGGTTGCTCTTGATTACGAGGATGACGCTGCTCTTCTTCATAACGAAGAAGTGGTGGCGGCGCTTGATGGCGATGAGTGGGCCGAATCTCTCTGCCATATTCATCTGTTTTATAAGAAAGAGGTGCTGGTGGTGCTGGTTTTTGTCTCTGGTTTCTAAAGGCAGAAACCATCCAGAACCATTGTTTATCATAAATTATTTTCACATCTTTACCTGTCATTACCTGATTCCTGACAAACTGAGCGTCAGGTGTGTTGTTCCATGACAAATGGATTACAACACGATTGCTGTTTTGATTTCCTTTTATAATATCAATTCCTTCAATGCGACCGATTGAAATGTCCTCGAAAGTCTTGCGAATACGTGCTTCGCCAATGTTGGCAAAGACACGAGGAATGCAAAGACTCGGACAATTCTTGGGAAGCAAATTGAAATCAATTTGTTGAGAGCGAATTTCATTGTTGTTGCTTGCGATGTTAAACATTTTGATTCTGATTTGTTTTAAGGTGCTGATTTGTGTGTTCGGAAAAAGCATTTCATTTTTTTTGGTTTGTTGTGATTTTTCTGTTTACTAAAAAAAGTGTGAAATCGCAGAAATAAAAAATGAATTAAAAAACTTATCACAAGTAAAAAATGGAGGATATCAGAAATATACATCCACTCTTTCGACCTATGATGTTGGACAATACGAATGATTGTGTTCAACTCATTAGTGCATTGAAACAAAGCGTCAAACATCCAGATGTTGAAAAACAGTATGCTGTCATGAATACGCAGTTTGTCCCGAAAATCAATTGTTTTGTGCCTTTGTTGCGAGTAAACAATGATGTGTTGATTCCTTCTGAAATTCAATTGAAAATGAATAAATTTTCATACAATATTGGGGACAAATACGGCGTTAAATACACGCCTTCAGAGAAAAAAATTGTGGTGAATTGAATTGTGGTTACTTGGGTTGGTTGATGTGCGAGCCCGGAGTGAAGTCAAAAAAAATGAAATGCTTTGCACGACGAAAGGGATACACACCGAAAAATGAACAACTATCTTGAATTCTTAAAATACTCGGGGCTCACTTATTCGCAGTATCAATTTGATGGAGTAAAGTGGATGATTGAAAAAGAATCATGCAGCGAGGTACGTTATGGCGGAGGCGGAGGCGGAGGCGGAGGCGGAGGCGGAGGCGGAATTATTGCTGATGAAATGGGCTTGGGCAAAACAATTATGATGATTGGCACGTTTATATCGAACTTGTTGCCGAAAACATTGATTGTAGTGCCTCTTATTTTAATTGAACAATGGAAACAACAAATACTAAAAACAACTGGATATCGAGTGATTGTATATCACGGGTCCATGAAACCTGATGTGTCCTTTATGGCCGATGGCTGTGGCTGTGGCGGTGGCGGTGGCTGTGGCGGTGGCGGTGGCTGTGGCGGTGGCTGTGGTGCCAGGTTCAGCAATAAAACATACATTGTTATCACTACATATCACACATTGGTAAGCAGTCGTATATTGCATCATATACAATGGAATAGAGTTGTATATGATGAAGCACATCATTTGAGAAATAAAAACACGCAGTGTCATCAGGTGGCTGCTGCGTTGAAAAGCGACATTCGGTGGTTAATTACTGGCACGCCTATACAAAATTCGGAGAAGGATTTGGAGAATTTGTGTATCATTGCACGCATTCCATGTGACTGTGTTGATGAATTCATATTGAGAAGAACAAAAAAAGAGGTTGGAATAGCCATGCCGGAGTTGAGTGAAACGGTTGAAATGATTCAGTGGCGACCAGAGACGCGTGAACACAAATTAGGATCGCATTTTCATCGCGTGTGGCAGAAAATAAGAGAGAAAAAGGAGGGATTGATATTGCCGGCCATGTTGCGAGCCAAACAGGTGTGCATTATGCCTAAAATAGTGGATACGGAGGAGTTGTATGATTCTTTGGCCACAGATGCCGCTGCCACTGTAGAACCGATGCCTTCTATTGTTGTTGAAACAGAGAATAGTAAAATAGATAGAGTTATTCAAATCATTATTGAACGCAAACTGAATGGGAATCAAAAAATAATATTTTGTCATTTTCACGCAGAAATAGATATTATTATGGTTCGATTAATGGATGCTGGAATGACTGTTGGCGTTATGGATGGACGAAGGAAATGTGCAGTTTCAGATGTAGATGAAAATGATGTATTAATCATTCAAATACAGACTGGATGTGAAGGACTGAATTTGCAGAAATTTAATGAGATTTATTTCATAGGACCGCATTGGAATCCTGCTGTAGAAGACCAGGCAATTGCACGTTGTCATAGGATTGGTCAATTGAAACCGGTTATAGTGTATCGGTTTATTATGGACAAGTTTGATGATTGTGAATCGTTGGACATGTACATTAGAGACATTCAAGAGAAAAAAAGGGGTCTTGTGCGTGATATGTTTGATATATGATTATTCTTCCTCTTCTTCGGATTAGGGGCTCTGGGTTCTAATTTACATGTTTTTTTATGCGGATCGTTGGATACCTAGTCAGTCTCAACTGTATCAATTATATATTGATTTACCCAATCCGTGTGATACGAGGCATGGTTATGATTGAATTTATTGGATTTAAAGACGCGTTTGCCGCAACCACAAATGTAATCTTTTGAATATGGCTCTTTTTTTGGAACTTCTTCTTTTTCTTCTTCTTTTTCATCACCTTCTTTTTTAGCATTGTGACTTTGTGATTTCAAATGTCTGGCTTTATTAGAGATTAATACGGATGAACCACATTCACATTTATAAGTCTTTTCTACTTCTTTTTCTATTGCAGATTCATTTGTTTTCATAATTAAATGCCCTGGTGATTTAAAATGTCTGGCTTTATTCGTAATTAATACGGATGAACCACATTCACATTCAAAATGAGTATTACTTATTACTTCTGGTTCAATCATAGGATTGGGTCCAAAAACACTATTATTTATTTCAATTGTATTATCGTAAAATACTGTTTCAAGTATATTTTTGAGAGTTGTCATTGGTATTTTGAAAAATTCTCGGTGAGAGTTGTGCCTATAATCTTTTAATTTGTCATGTATTATTTTCTCTAGTCCTTTTCCATCTGTTGTTTTTATAACAAATTCTATAACAAATTTGGTTGGAACGCCAGTGCTATATAATTCTTCTGCTCTTCTCACTGGATTATTTGTATAACCAATTTTATATAAATTTTCAATATAATCCGGATTTGATAAACAGTAAACATATTCTGTCATTGTATTATTATGTCAATTGCATTAATGTATAATTACAAATCATTTTTTTTATAAATTGATAAAGTTATTAGAATCTTTAATAACTGAAAGACAAATAATTTCCATGGTACAATTCCCTTTTTTTTAAATATTATTCGTAGTTCGTTGACTTATATCTTATGTTTGAAAGAATATGTATATTTCTTTATTGAATCTTTTCTTTATTGAATCTTTTCTTTATTGAATCTTTTCTTTATTGAATCTTTTCTTTATTGAATCTTTTCTTTATTGAATCTTTTCTTTATTGAATCTTTTCTTTATTGAATCTTTATTAACTGAAAAACAGATAATTTCCATGGACAATTCCCTTTTTTTTAAATATTATTCGTAGTTCGTTCACTTATATCTTATGTTTGAAA